AGAAAAGACCAACACCTTAAACAAATCAGCCAGAAACACACATAAAAGTTTTAAAGATATAACAAGTATAGGCTCTAGTGTAATTGATACATTTAACAATATGACGATTGCATTAGTCCCTCTTGGCGTTGCTTTAAAAAATGCTTTTGACCAGTCAACAAAATTAGCGGACGAATACAACGTTATTAAAAACTTGGAAGTTGCAAATGATGTAAGTCCAAAATCAGCTAAAAAGACCATAGGTCAAATGGAAAGAGCAAACCGTAACCTATCATTGACCTACGGTTTAGACCAAAACGACCTTGCAAAAGGTTCAGAAGAACTTATCAGACGTGGTTATTCTGGTAAACAAGACCTTGCATCGCATAAGTATTTTGCTCAAAGTGCTTTGGCTACCAAAGAAAGCTACAACGACATAATTAACTCGGACGCTCCAGTCATTGAGCAGTTCGGATATAAAAATAAAGCTGGCAATAGTGTCAGCAAAATGCGTAAATACACCAAAAACGTATTAAATAAAATGGCTTATATTGCCGACATTACAGCTGGCGATAACCGTTCATTTGGCGAGGCATTCAAATTCATGGGTTCGTCAATGCACCAAAACCACCAATCACTTGATACAGCGCTTGGTGCAGTTGGTACATTATCCAACTTTGGTATTAACGGTACTATTGCGGGTACGTCATTAAGACAAATTATTTCTAGGCTTAATAGGTCAGGAAGGAGCAAGACCATTAAAGCAGGACTTGCTGATTTTGGGTTAACTCCTAAGTCATTGCAAGACCGTAGGGGTAACTTGCTACCTTTGACGACCATTTTTAACATGTTAAGACGTGGAGCTAGAAAAAACAAATTGACTTCAAGTCAAGTTTCTGGGGACTTGCAAGAAATATTTGGTCAATACGCATTCAACAGTGCGCAAGTTTTGCTTGATAACGGTAAAAACTTCAAATATAACGTAAGAAAATCGCAAAGTGCTACTGGCAAAGATTATATTGGCAGACTGGCAAGTAAAAACTTGGACTCACTTCAAGGTCAAATTAACTTAACAAAATCTAAGTTAAAAGACGTTGGCATGGAGTTTGCACGTGATATTGCACCAACATTAACTAAAGTATTAAAAGCTATTAATGGTGTTCTAACTTGGATAGGCAAATTACCACACCCAGTACGCAAGGCAATGACCTACTTTACGACAGTTGGAGCAGGCATTGGAGCAGTTAAAATTGGTAAAGGTCTTTTAGGTAACATTGGTAAATTCTTCGGTTTATCAACTGGAGCTAAAACAGGCGGTGGCATATTAAGCAAAATTGTAGGTACTGGTGCAAAAACTGGCGAAAAAGGTGGTTGGCTATCACGAGTAAGTGCAGCCAATGACGGAAAACTGTTTACAGCAGGAAACGTTCTTTCAATTGGAGCAGGTGCCGTACAAGGTGGAGTTGAAATTGCCCAAGGACTTGATTACAACAAAAAAGGCAAGTATGCACAGCGCAACAATTCAGTAGGTAAAGGTATTGGTTCACTAGCAGGAACCGGTATTGGCTTTGGAATTGGTGCAATGTTTGGACTTGGACCATTAGGAGCAATGGTTGGTTCACAAGTCGGAGACTTTATTGGTGGTGTTGGTGGCGATGCAGTCACTGGCTACAATATGAAACATGCTCCAAAGAATAAGTTTTCAGGACAAAACATTGGTTGGTCATTCCATAATTGGCAGAAACAAGTTGGCAGTTGGTGGAATAAGAAAAATGGTCCAGCTGAAAACTTACACGCATTTTCCAAAACATTTGGCGAAGATTGGCGAGGAACTGGTCGCAGAATTGGTAGCTTTGGCAAGTGGGCAAGTGACAGCTGGAATGGTACAAAACGCAACGTTGGTAACTTTGGAAAATGGGTTGGCGACAGTTGGAACGGTACCAAACGCAACGTTGGCAATTTCTTTGGTGGCATTGGTCGTGGAGTTGGCAATATTGGTAAAGGTATTGACAATGGTATCAACTATGTTTTAAGTGGCAAAATTGGTAGTGACGCTCACGACGTATGGAAAAAGGCAATTACCAAATCGCACTATTTCTTTACAAGTCTTCCTAAAAACTTTGATAACCTTAAAAAGAATGTTGGCAAAATATGGAATGATACTTGGCAAAATATTAATGATAACCGTTATGTAAAAGCATTCAAAAAAGGTACATTAATTCAAACTGGCTTATCAGATATTGAAAAAAATACTCGTGGCTTTAGACAGAGAATTGGCAAGGTATGGAATGATACCTGGAAGGGTATTAATGGCAATCGCTATGTTAAGGCTATTAAAAAAGGTAAATTAATTGAAACTGGTTTAAAAGATACCGAGAAAAATACTCGTTCATTCCGTCAAAACTTTGGCAAAACTTGGAATGGTATTTGGAAATCAGCTGGAAAACATTTAGGTGATTTCAATAATGACGTTCATAAAAAATGGGACAAAGTATGGGGTGTTATTAACGATAATCGTTACGTTAAAGCGTTCAAAAAGGGCAATCTCTTTGGGCAAATCTTTGAAGATGTGAGAAGTCGTTTTGACGCATTCAAGAAATCATTCCAAAAAGTTTGGGGTAAATTCTGGAATGGACTGAAAGATGCTGTCGGTGGCTTTGGCAAATGGATAAAAGATAGTTGGGGCGGTACCGTTAACAATATCAAAGGTACTATTAACGATATTAATTATGCTTTTGGTGGTAACGGCAAAGTATTCACATTTGGCGGTAAAGGCAAAAAGTCATCAAAAGGAAGTTCAAGCACTAAACTAGCACCTAAAGGTAGAGCAACACCTATGGGCGCTTATGCAAGTGGTGGCTCCATTTCTAAGAATGCACTGGCATTAGTTGGAGAAGAAGGAGCTGAATTAGCATACAAAAAAGGCAGTCCATTTGCTAGACTGCTTGGCTTGAATGGTGCTAGTGTTGAAAAATTGCACTCTGGCGAGCATATTTTAAACGCTAGAGATACCAGAAAAGTTTTAAATGGTGGTCTTGGCACTACATTAGGTGCTTACGCAGGTGGTACAAATTCACTTGGAGTAACTAAAAAGGTAAACGGTAGTTACGATAAAATTAATGAAAAGACCAAAAGCACATGGGGTAGCATTGAAAGAACTACCAAGCATAAAGTCGTAAGCACTAAAAACTCCGTTTTATCCAATACCAAGAGCATGGAACGCTCATTTAAGCATAATTTAAGCAGTATTCATTCCAGTGCGCTTGATATGGGCGAGAAGACAGCAAAAGGCTTTGGTAAAAAGTTCAACAAAATAAAGGACTACACCAGTGATGCAATGGAAGGCACACGTAAAGCTTTAAACGTGGGCATTGCAGGTATTGACAAAATGCTTGTTCAATTTGGTGGCAATGGTTCTGTCATTGACCCAGTTAAATTTGCCACTGGTTCAAATGGTAAATTAAGTCAAGACACACTGGCAATGATTAATGACGCACCAGTTGGAGAGCGTCAAGAGTCCGTTATTCGTGATAATAAAATCATGTTTCCAAAAGGGAACAATTTGATTTTACCGTTACGTAAAAATGACCAAGTTTTAAACGGCTCACAAACTGCTAGTTTGGCAAAAGAACTAGGCTTGCCACACTTTGCAAAAGGTTCTGGCGTTTCAAATAGTCAGTTAGCAAAAATTGCTTTAGCAAATGCAAAACACCCAGTTAAATCATTTAATAATATGTTTACCAAGAACGTTAAACCTAGTGGTACTGATATTAAGAAAGGCTTAATATCAAACAGCAAAGGTGCAACAGTAAGTCTTGGTGGCGATTGGTCAAACGCACTATGGAAAGTAATAACTGGTGCTATGGGAGAAAGCAACGGTCGTGGTGGTACGAGAGAGGCTTTCTTAAAATATGCTGAAAGTCATTTTGACGGCAAGCCGTACAGAATGGGAGCAACAGGACCAGATTATTATGATTGCTCTGGAATGGTTGAAACAGCATTAAAACATTTTGGAATTGACATTGGTCGTACTACCGTTGCAATGCAAAATTCAAGTGGTGTGGAATATTTAGGTAAAAGCTTAAGTAAGACCACAGCAGGTGACCTTGTTATTTACGGACATGGTTCAGGTGCAGCCGGACACGTCGGTATTATCAAGAACCCTGCTAAAGACAGTATGTTCAATGAAACAGTACCTTCCGCTCGTGTAAGTTCAATTTCTGGTCCAAAAAGTATGGGGTATGGCTATTACAGAATTAAAGGCTTGCATGACGCAAGCACAAAGGCTAATAAAGCTAACACCAAACTTGAGAAATTAGTCAAGAGCGAATTAGGACCAAGTGCTTTAAAATGGATTAGCAAGAACCTTGGAGAAAGCATTAGCAGTGGCTTTACACTAGCAGGTGACGTTGGCGCAAGAATTAAAAGTCTTGCCAAAGCATTAAAGGGACTAGACCATAGCGCAACTAAAAATGGTATCGCCGCAATTGTTGGTAACTGGCTTTTGGAGTCAACGCTTGACCCTAAAGCAGTTAACCCTGGCGGTGGTGCTAGTGGTTTAGGTCAATGGCTTGGTAGCAGGTTAACAGGACTAAAAGCCTTTGCACGCAAACGTGGTACATCATGGCAAAACCCCGCAACTCAATTATTGTTTGCTTTAAAACACGACAGCTCCAATAGCTCAATTTTCCGTTCCGTTTTGGAAGGAAAAGGTTCAGTAACTGATTTAGCCACAAAGTTCTCAAATGAATGGGAACGTGGCGGTTATACTGGTGCCCACGTTTCAAAGGCAAAAGAGGCATCTCAAGTTCTCAACCACTTTAGAAACGGTGGAACTCCAACTCCACATACCAAGAGCATTATTAACGAAGACGGTGGAGAGGCAGTTGAGTTTGAAAGTCCAGTACACATTTTTTCTAAAGATGAGGCTGAACGCAAACTAAAACTGCAAAATCAACAAGCTAATATTGCCAATAAGGTAATGGGTGCTAGAACATCAAGTCCAACTGTTAACATAAAAGTTACTGGCAACTATATTGATAGTCCAGAACGTGTTAACCAAATGACAGGGCAAATTAAAAACATGTTTGAAGAACTTTTTGCCGAAAGAATGCAAGAAATAGGCGATAATTATGGCGATGATACCTCATTGTAAAGGAGTTGTTTTAAATGGCTAGAAAATTGACAACTGCTGAAATAAAGGCAAATGAAAATGTTGCAAAAGCAGAAAAAGCAGTTCAGCAAGATAAAAAAGTTCACAGCAACGCTACAAAAAAGGTAAAAAAATATAAAAAGGCTAAAAATAAAAAATTAACAAATAAATGGCAAAAAAAGGAAAAGTCAAGCAAGCGAAAGCTCGAACGTGACCAAAAAACATTAGAAAGTTATAAAAGTAAGGCTAAAAAAACCAAAGATAACGTAGTTGCAAATGAAAATTTACAAACCATTTCAAGAGATATTAACGAACACAATTCAGTTTTAAACAATGGCGGTCATGGAGCAATATATCAATCAGATGGTAGCAGTACCGAAGTGATATATATTTCTCCAACTGAAACTGAAAGTGAAGATACTTCAAGCAACGTTACCACATATCAAATAGATGAGGGCGCTCCAGTGTCAAATTACGCTCGTGTGGCAAATAAAACCGTATCACTAGCAGGAATTATCACAGGAGAAAATAGAGCGGACGCAGAGGCTAAATTTTACAAATTAAGGGTATGGCACAGCAGACATTATGAATTGACCTATAAAGGAAATATTTACTATAAGCATTTATTAATTTCTGATATTCAAAAAAGTCACAAAGATAAAATTGATAATTTAGACGTTGTTATTACATTTACTTTTGCTTATCAAGCAGAAATAACAACTCAAAGCGACAAGTCAAGCAAAACTTCTAAAAAGAAATCATCAAAATCTAAAAAGACTGTTTCTGGTAACAGAACTAAAAATTATACTGCAATTACCATTAAACCTGGTGACACTCTTTGGGGATATTCACAAAAATATGGTAAGTCAGTTGCTTGGCTCCAAAAGGTCAATCACATTAAAGGAACAACAATTTATTCAGGCAAAAAAATTAGGGTAAAGTAGGTAGTCATTATGAGAAATTACATTGAAGTTGACGTTAACAATTTACCTGATATATTTGAAATAAAATTAGCGGGCGAAGTATTTACATTTAGGATTGATTATAATGCAGTAGCTGATTATTATACGTGCACAATTCAAGACGCAAACAGTGAAACATTAGTTGAACAAGAACCATTAATTCTAGGACAGTTAATAGCTAGTGATATACCAGATAGTAGACTACCAACTACTGATTTAAGAGTAATGGATGAAACAGAACATGCAAAAAGCGCAGGCAAAGGCGATTTTGGCAATGGGAACGTTCAAATTTATCTTGATGTGGTAGACCCTAACGGTTCTGAAACTGATAATCCGGACGCTGAACCACTCGGATATGACCCAGATGAAAGTACAGACGACATGACGGACGAGGAGGTATCAATTTGATATGACAATAGTTACCAAAAACCCTCATACGTGGTTTACAGCTGAAAGTGACAGTGGCGAAAAGCAAGTAATCTATAATGATGAACATTATTTACACAACTATTTAATTGGCTTTGAAATACCTTTTTCTGATAGCTCAACACCTGCCGAAGAAACGGTAACTTTGCACAATATGAGCAAAGAGCACCGAGAATTCTATGAAAAAAAACAGCATTGCACACTCGCTTTTGATTGGGGAGAAAGTAAAAAGACCATAGGCGAAGGATATATTAAAAAAATATCACACCAAGAAACAGACGGAGTTACCGAAAGCTTTACCATTACTTTTACCGAAGGCACTAGTTATCAAAATGTGTCAGCTAGAAAGTTAAAATATAAAAAGTCTAAAAAAGTTAATCATTATAAAACTGTAAAAAAGACAGTTCCAGGGCATTATGAAACAAAACGAGTTCATTATTACGCTATGGAAGACGGTAAAAAAGTCGGGCATTATCGTCAAGAAAAGGTTTACGTTAAGGCAAAAACTACAAATAAGCGTGTTAAAACAAGAGCAACAAAAACGACTTTTGTAAATAAGACATATAAAAAAGGCACAACTTATAAAAAAATAATTCAAGGTGTAATTAGTCAATCAGGAATTGTGGTTTCAAAAATACAATTAGCTAAAAACCCTAAAATGAAAAAAGCTTTTACAGCTCGTGGCAAGCCATTAACGCTTTTAAAGAAATTGGTAAAACCTACTGGTTCGGTACTGGAATATATAGACGGTAATTTAGAAATAGTTAACCCTAAAGCAACAAAGCGCACGTGGATTGTAATTGATGATAAAGATTTAATTGTTCCACCGTCATATAACGAAGATGCAGATGATAGCGATAGTGACGAAAAAAATGGTGGCTATGAAATAACAATACCTTTGGACCCAGAGGTGCATTTAAATTCTGGATTAATTTTAAAAAGTAAATATTTGGAAGGAAAGTTTTATGTAAAAGCAGGCAAGCACAGTTCAGACGGTTCAGACCCAAGAACCATCATGACTGCCATGCCGTTATAAAGGGAGGATAATAATATGGCTAGTCAAGCAGGACTTCAAAATTCAGCAGATGATGCAATGGAAAAAATAATTCATCACATTTTATTGGAAACAAACGTTGCTGAACTTGCAAAAGTTGTCAAATACGATAAGAAAAAACACCTTGCAGACTTGTTACCTTTAACCAACTTACCAAATGGTGAGCCGAGCGCACAGTTATTAGATGTGCCGGTTGTTAAGTCTTGTTATCAGTTGGACGAATTGATAGAAAAAATAAAGCCTGATTTTAATGATGTTGATGTGTTTACAACAGAACATGGTAAAAAAATAGGTTCTTCATTTGTTAAAAAATTGCCTAAAAAAGTAATGAAAAAAGATGCAGTTGTTATTGTCTTGTTTTTAAATCGTGATATGGATAAATGGAAAGGTGGCAATGGGACATTTACCCCAGAAACCAACCGCCTACATGATATTAATGATGGCATAGTAATTGGAGTGATAAAATGAAAGACTTTAAAATTGATGAAACAGGGGACTTTGTTATTGACCCAGACACTCATCAATTTGCTATGGTTGATGGTGCAGATGAAGTGGCTCAACGTATCAAAGCGACATTGAGTATAAGGTATGGAGAAATGGTAAATATTGCGCCAGCAATTGGTTCAGACTATTCAAGCTTTTTTGGCAAAAAAATTAATGTTAATAATGCAATATCAGACATGCAAGCAGCGATAACAAGTCAAGTGCCAGAAGTCGAAAGTATTAAGGACTTTAAGTTTGAAAAATTGCCGGAACGTAAGTTAAGCGTTACATTTACTGCTTTTATAAAAGTTAGTGACAATACAGAGGAGAGAGAAATCGGGGAGGTGTTCAACATTGAATAGTAATAATGATTACGGTATGACTGATAGTGGTTACCGTTCTTTAACCTATCAAGAAACGCTTGATAAAGTTGAAGATGAATTTTTATCAAAATATGGTAGCAATATTTCTTTAGCAGGTAATAGTAATATTGGCATGCTTGCAAGAACTTATTCATGGCTTATCACTCACGCCTCACAGACGCTACAAGAGGTGTTTTATTCATCTTTTGTATCAAGGGCACAAGGAATTGCTTTAGACCGACTAGGGAGTAATTTTGGGCTAACTAGGAAGGTAGCAACACATTCGTTTGCAAAAATTGAAATTAGAACGGAAGAAGAATATTTAATTCAAGCGGGGGAGCAATTTGAAACCGAGGACGGAATAATATTTACTCTTTTATCAGACGTTTTAACGGTAAAAGACCCTAACCCTCCAAAACCAACCGCTCCAAAAGATGATGATAGCGAAGATGATGAAGATGATGATAACGAAGAAACACCAATAGGAACTTTTGTAGGAATTGGTACTGTTCAATCAGACGAATTAGGCTCAATGAATAATGTTCCCGCAGGTTCAATTACTATCGTTTCCAATCCTGACGACAATATTAACAGTGTTACCAACATTGAAAAAGCAGGTGGTGGGCAGGATGATGAAACGGATGAAACATTCAGAAAACGTATAATCATGGAAAATGCAGCCAAACCTGGTGCTACTGAAAATGGTGTAAATTCAGCATTAAGAAACTTGCCTGGTGTAAGAAGGGTTGGCTTTGTTTATAACAAAACAAGCAAAACAGATGAATATGGTAACCCACCATATTCAACTCATATTTATATTTCCGGTGGTGACGGTCAAGAGATAGCAAATACTCTTTACAATACTATTGCGGCAGGAACAATATTAACCGGTGACCAAGAATATTATGTTACAGACGTTAATGGTACACAAACCAAAATTCAATTCAGTTTTGCACATGATTTAAATATTTTAGTTAACGTTAAAATTCAAACCAACGACCAATGGAACTCTGATAGTGACAGCCAAGAACTAAAAGAGGCAATTTCTCAAAGTATAAACGAGTTAAATATGGGTGAAACAGTACACAGTACGAGATTATATTCAGTTGTTTACAGTTTCAATGGTATTGAAAATGCAGAGGTAACAATTGGCACCACAAGCGATAACATAGGAAAGAATATAGACGTTGTGCCAAATAGGTTTGAAGTCCCTATTTGTTCAGCAGAAAATATCACAATCAGCAATTTTGGAGTATAAAATGAGTTACAAAACAGAAGAACTATTATCAGAAATTTCTGATTATTGGAACAAAAACCCAGATAGCAATATTTATAAGTTGTTTGATATTTTAGTAAACAATATAAATGAAATTGAAAATGACGCTGAAAAAGTTGCGGAAAGTAGAGAAATCGCCAAAGCAACTGGTGGAACGCTTGATTTACATGGTGCTGATAGACAAGTATCACGTCCAACAGATGATGATGATTTTTACCGTTTTATAATTTCCATTAAAGCAAAAATAGCTCGTGCGACTGGTACATTCAACAACATTGAAGATATAACCACAAGTGCATTACAAACAAAAGAAGTGGTAAAAGTATGGAGAACCGAACCACATCACGTTAAAATTGCCCTACCTGCTCTTGGTAAAGATAGTATTGAAAAACAGCATATTTTAGCCGACAGTTTGCAACAATTACTTGATATGGGTAACTGGCTAGACGGTATTCAATGGGAAGTGGGAGGAAAATCGAATACTTATTATGCAATTAGAGGATTTTGTTCGGAAACTTGTTCTGGAATACTTAAAAAATTATAATAAAAGATAGTAGGAGGTCTAAAATGGCAACATTAGATAGAAATATTCAGACAAACGCAGGAACAAAACTTTGGGCTACCACATTAAGTGGTGAAAACAAAATAATTTACGTTAAGGCTGAATTATACGCAAAAAAAGTAAGCAATCTAACAGATGAACAATTAGCTGATTTAACGAGTGTTGATACTCCATTGCTAAAATGCAATTTAGCAGTAACTGACATGAGCGACCAAAATATCAGATTATCAGCTGAATTTACAAATGAAACATTACAGCATGATATAGCTTTTAATTCTATTGGTTGGTTTGCGTCAACTGTTGTTGACCAAGCGCAAGGTAAAGACCCCGTATTATTTGCAGTTTCTGAAATAGATACAGAAAGCAATTTGATAGCTCCAACAGAAAATAGTTCAACCTCATTTTTCCTTGCTCAATTAGTAATGGGTATTTCTAACACCAATAATGTACAATTGATAGCTGGGACAACAGGCTTTGTTAAATTTCCAGACCTTGAACAGCGCATTCTAGAATTATCAAATCAAGGATTAATTGACCTTGGAAACAAACTGTCACAAGACAGTAGCGTATTAGACCTGCACAATACCTAGTTTACATTATGTGCCAGCAGGAACTGTTAAAGGATTGCCGGTTACCGAAGACAAGGACAATTTAGGCGGTTTCCTAATTTCAATGGGAAATGGAGCAACTACTCAAGATGGCGTTCAAATCTATTTTGAACCATTTACTCATAAAACATTTATTTCATATTTTCTAAAAGCAAAAAATGAATGGTCACAATGGATTGAAGTAGGCAGTCAATCTTATACAAAAGAAGAAATTGATAAGATGATTGCTAAATATGCCACTCAAGGAGATTTAAAAGACGCTACAAAAAATTTAATTGACTTTATAACCGAGTTTAAAGCTTTCAATAGTAGTTCAGTTACTACCATTCAAGATACCACCTTTAGTCTTGATACTGATAAAAGTAAACAGATTGGGATAATAAGATTTATTAATTGTCAACTTGATACAAGAAAAGCAAATGCAAATGTAAAGTTCAATCCAACCAGAGAGTCAGAAACATATCTTGAAATACCACCAACAGATTTAGTAAATGAATTAGGTAAACGCTCTGGTTGGATAATCAATATTCCGGTTGATGACGGTAAAAACTACATTTATCAATATGTGATTGCAGTAGATGGTAATGTTAAAAATAGTGATTTCTATTTCTTTGCAGGAACCAGAATTTTCTGTAGGTATATTCCTATAAATATTCCAGTTAATGCTGCCTCACAATATCCATTTACAGAAATAACTATTGACCCGTTAACAACGGCAAATTCTGCATACAATGCGTCAAGATTTGCATCAACAAAATTGAAAAATCTCTATGATTACACTGGCTTTCCACCTCAACGTCAATTGATAAGCCACAAGACCATAGACCTTGATGATATAACATTTTTAAGTGATATTGGAATTAGGCGCTTTGATAAATGTAACTTAACGAGTGCTGCAATGATGCCACCATATGACCAAGATATGAATGTACCAAATGACTTATTAAGCGTGAATGGCAGTAATTTACTTTCTGGTTGGATAATATTATTACCAACTAATTCAGACGATCATAATACTTCAGCTCCAATAAACCCTTTGCAAATAGTTATTTGCTATGAGAGAGAAGTTTACGACCACCCAGAAGTTAATCGTAATATGGAAATTTATTATAGATTTTTTAATACTAATAATCCTAAAAGTACCACAAACTTTTTCCATAAATTTGTAACCAAAGACGATAGTTTGCGAGTTGAACTTGGAAGAAAATCTTTCAATTTTAATGATATGAAATATACCACTGAAGGCGAAACAAATCTTTATCAAGTTATGAGAAACGCAGACGATGCAAAATCAATTGGTTTACCAGCAGTGTTTGATTTATATACCTATTCTTGTTCAATTGGTAACACAGCTGCTAGTTTTCATCCAGAGCAGGTTCCATTTAGTTACAAAATATTAAGTCAAAGAGATGCATACACCATTTTAACTAATGTTGAAATTTATCAAGAAATTAAATGTGTAGGCTTTATTTTTTACCGAACTGGAATTACTGCTGTTGATTATGAAACCAAATTAGCACATACAGAATTTGGAGAATGGAGATTAAAAGGTAATTATAATCCTATTTCAGAATATGAAAATGATTATATTAATTCATCTTCTGCTAGCCACGTAATGAATGCCTTTATTTTGCCAAGCGATGTTAGTGCTGATTATGTAGGATTAACACCATATTCAGATTATAAATTTGCACAATCAAACATTAAATTTTTGCCACAGGGAACATATTACTTAATGGCAGGTCTTAACAAAGATGGGCTTCCTGAAAGCAACTTAAACGGATATTTAAGAGCATTTTCAACTGCTGGCTTAAGAGTACAATTGGTTACTTATTATAGTGGTGGTGGAACTCGTAACTATATTAGAAGTGGAGGACCAAACTCAATAGGTCAATGGCTAAAGATTGGAGATTT